CCGTTGAGCCCGGCCGTGCGGTCAACGAGCGCGAATGGCAACGTCGCGCGCAGGTGCTTGTAGAAAGCTTCCCACGTCCACGTCACCTTGGTTGCCGCGCCGACGTCTGCGATGCGCACCGCAGTGCCGCCGACGCCAGGACTCGCGCTCCACTCCGCATCGGTGGGACCGGCCTGCGTCTCAAAGGGTTGCACCCAATCGCGATACGTCGGCAGCTCCACGGGGTGCGTGCTGTACGACTGCCCGTTGTCGCTCTCAGCGTAGGAAATGCGCCCCGCGGGCTCGTACGTCTCGTGGACCTGCGACTGCCCAGCGAGGCGCGAGATGATGAGATACTTCGGGCGCTGCGTGCTGGTGTACGTCGACGCCGCGCTCAGGTTTGCGGAGAAGCCCAGCAGGTCACGCATCGCGACGCCCTGCGCGCCGCTCCACGTCACCGTGAAGTTCCCCGCGGCGCTGAGCGTATATCGGCACGTCGACGCGTTGAACGTCACGTTGAGGCCCGCGACGATGCCCTCGATGCCGCTGATGAACAGCGCGACTGGAACGCCGTCGACGGTCGCCTGCACGTTGCCGTGCATGTAGACGCCGCTGGCAAATCCCACGTTGCCGGCGAGCGTGCCGCCAAACACCGCAGCGTTCGCGCCGCCGACAGTGCCAAGGCCAAGCCGCGCGAAATCCCACGCTGCGGAGTAGAGATCACGCGGCATCACGCACCTCGTCCGAGACGACCGTGCGCCTCGCTGATCATGCCGCTGATGTCGCGCCCGAGCTGCGCGCGATCGGCGGCGTACACGAGGCCGCTGCTGCCCCAGTTGATGACGACCGTCGAAGCCATTGCGCCCGTTGCGCCCGACGACAGGGCAGGCCCGCCAGTGGCCGCAGCAGGCGCGCCACCGCCTCCACCGCCACCGCCGAACGCGCCCGACGCAGCGCCCACGACGCCCGCAGCGACGCCGACTGCGGCCCATTTGCCAGCCGCCGCGAAGTGACCGACCGCCGTGGGTGAGCCGACCGCTAGCGCGCTGAGGCCGAGCGCGGTTTGCTTGAGGCCTTGCACGATGGCCTCAGTCGTCAGCGCACGCGCGACGTCCTGCACCATGCCGAGCGCGGCCTCGCCCATCGATTTGCTGCCATCGAGCCATGCGGAGACGCTGCTCGCAAAAGCGCTCTCAAGCGCTTGAAACACGCTGTCATTGATGGCCTTGAGTCGCTCAGCCGCTTCTTCCTCTTGCCGCTCGCGCGCCTCAAGGAATTCGCGATTCCGATCGAGCTGCTCAAGGTAGCGCTGTTGCTCGACGTCCGCGCCTTTGTCCGCACGCGCGATTGCGCGCGCTTCCGGTTCGCGCCCGAGCGTCTCCATGTCGAGGGCCTCAAGCGCGAGTGCGCCACCGCCACCGGCCTCCTGCATTAGCTCTTCAAGCGTAGGTCGACGAGCACCACCTCGACCACCGCCACCTCTGCGCGTCGACGGCGTGGGCCTTGGCTGCTCCTCCGTGGGCGCGTTGGCGAAGTTCTCGCGCAGCCCTTGCGTGAGTTGCGCGCGAGCACGAGCGAGGTCGTTTGTTGCGCGCGCAAGGTTGCCCTCGCGCATCGCAACCTCTGCGTAATCGACCGATGGGCCAAGGCCGAGCGCCTGCAAGCCGAGGCTGATGGTGCTTGTGCCTGCTTGCGCCAGTTGTCCCGTCGCGTTTGTGGCCAACTGCTGATTGCGATTCACCAGTTGCTCGAGCCGCTGGACGTTGGCCTCTAGCTCTTCGCGCGTGCCGCGGCCACCAGTGACTCGCTCAGCGCGTTCACGATCGCCTGCGATCTGCTTGTTCTTCGCGATGATGTCGTCGAGCGACTGGACCTGATCATCAAGCGCTTTCGTCAGGTCTTCGGTGCGTTTTTTCGCTTCCTTCTGCTGGTCGGCATATGCCTTCCACAGCCCGACGCCAGCGGTCACTGCGAGGCTGACGCCAGCCACTGCAAGGCCAAGCGGACCCAGCCCCGCCGTGCTCAGCGATTGGATGACGCCAGTGGCCGCGCCAGCCGAAGCGACAAGCCCACCCAGCTCTGGCGAGAGCTTGCCGACTGCCTGACCGGCAAGGCCGAGTGCGCTGCCAAACTGGCCGACATTGACTTGCGCTTTGGCAGAGGATTCACCGACCTTGTCAGTCTGCTTCGCCGTCTCACCAGCAGCTTGCGCAACGCCCTTGAGCGCGCTTGTCGCCTGCGTGGCGTCGTAGGTAATTTTGCCCTGAATGTCGAACTCAGCCATCGGTCACCCCTTGCGCTGAGCCTCTGCCATTCGCCGCTCTGCCTCGCGCCGATCACGTTCTGCGCGCGCGTCCATCGCCTCGACATGACCCTGCGCGCCGTCAATCGCCAGCATCGCGTCCACGACGATGGCAGGCTGCTCGTCGAGCTGCACCGCGCCGAGCTTGCCGCGACTACGCAGCGACAGCGCCTGCGCCACCACAGGGTCAGCGTACGCGCGCCACGGGCACGACGTCGGCGCGTCGCCGAGCATCCGCGCGATGCCCGACCGCATGCGCTCCACAGACGCGCCTAGCCCGCCTAGGGAGCCGCGACGCACCGCGACCAGCCGCTCGCCGCCACAGTCGCAGTCCCACGCCCTGCGCACGCTGCTGGCGTCCGCACGGGCCATGTCTAGACCGCGTCGGTGATCGACGTGGCGGACGTGGTCGGAGCGTGGGTGTCCGCATGGGACAGGGACTGCCGCCCCAGAACGAACGCCGAGGTAGCCGGCAGCGGCGCAAAGCCCTCGACGAAAGGGCCGAGTCTGCTCCTCGCGTACGCCACCGCGCCGATCTCGAGGAGCGCCTCGTAGCTGACCAGCTCACCAAGATAGTCAAGGCCGTCGCTGTCAAGCATCGGCCGCCCGTCGCTCGACTCGCGCGGGAATACCGCCTCGCTTTTCCACGAGAGCGGCGGGCACACCTCCGCGCGCACGAGCGCGTAAGACAGCGCACGCAGCCACCGAGACTCCGCAGTCGGCAGAGAGTCGCACTGGGCGCGCTCGTAGACGCGCAGCGGGCGCAGCACGAACACGCTCGCGCGTGCGCCTGCGACGTATTTCAGCAGCGACCGATCTCGCGTGCCGTATCGCGTCTCATCGATGCGCTCGCCAACGCGCCCGAAGTGAGTCGCGAAGTCGCGGCCCATCGCGGCGCGGTCGATCGCAGGGTCAAACGAGACGCTGATGTGTAGCTCTTTGGTCGGGTCGGATTCGTGGTGCATGACGCCGCGCCTCCTCAAGCGCGATGTTCTGCGGGGTTGATATCAGAAGATGTGAACGCGGAAAGCGCTGCGCTGCACGTCCGTGGTCGGAGTCGCAATCGCCTCGTCGTTGCGGCCAGCCCACGAGACGAGGAAGCCGTACAGGTCATTCGCTGGCGTGCGCGGCGGCACCACCGAGAGCTGCACGGTCGGCGCACTCAAGAGCACGATGCCCGCAGTCGTCATGCCGACCTGCTGAAACAGCGCGAGGTCCGTGCGGTTCGCGTCGGCCGTGATCCAGTTGGTTGCGGTGTCGTCGTAGACCTGCACCTGACCCGTAATCGCGCGACCGCGTGCACGCTTCCAGCCGATGACGCCGCTCGACGCAGGGCCTTCCGGCGACGTAACCGGCACGTTCGCGAGTCCCGGCGTCCACGTCGATGACGAGTGAGAGACGAGGTTGCGCGTCTGCGTGGCGGTCAGCGTGCCAGTGCCGAGAATCAGCTCGGACGTCATGTGCGCGATCGGCGAGAAGTTCGTAATCGTCGCGGCCGACAGCGACGTAACCGACGGCCGCGCCCACGATGCACCGGTGAGCTGCGCCGAGAGCTTGGCGATCTGGCCCTGCGTGATGTCAATCGCGAGCGTGCCCTGCATCCCGAGGCCGACGTACTCGTCACCAGCCTCCGCGCCCTCGACAAGAAATTGCAGCGTCGAGAGAAAGCCCGCGAGATTGTTCGTCAGGCCGAACGTCGTGGCCCAATAAACCTTCTTGCCTGCTGCGGGCGCTTCAGAGTGCGCGACCTTTGGCACCACGGTATTCGCGGTGCACGACAGAATCTCGCGCGCCTCGATAAGCCCGCTCACCAGCTCGATGGCGTACGCGCCGCCAGGAGAGCCGAGGCCCGTGCCGTGGCCCGCCGTGACGTTGATCGACGAGGTCGTCGAGCCAGCCGTGACGAGCGTCACCGCGACCTGCGGCGTGCCCTGGTACGCCGAGCCCATCAGAGCGGCGAGCAGACGGCCGAGTGCCCACGTCGTGGACCACGTATCGTTGCCGTCCTGCGGTGCGCCAGTGCCCGCGAGATACGTCGTCAGCGCAAGCGTGCTCGACTTCTTCGCGAGCACCATCTTGGAGTTGGTGTAGCTGTGCAGATACTGCTGCTGGAGCTCAGGCTCGAGGTGCTCAATGAGCGGAACGAAAGTGCCGCTGTTCTCGACAATTGGAAGGTCGAGGAAGTTCGCGAGCGTGCCTGTCTCATCGACGGCAAACGCGGCCTCCGCAGCAATTCGCGTGCGCCCGAGAGCGGATACTTGAACGGTCATGAGTGTTCTCCTTAGACGATATCGGCTGCGGTGAGCACGACGCCGGTGAATAGCTGCTCGAGCTGGTAGAGGCCGCCGCCCTCAGTCTGCCCAGAGCGTGGCGCGTCATCGCGCGTAACCGTCGTGCCCTGCCACATCAGCACGCCCGACACGATGCCCGTCGCCACGCTACCGACCGTCGTGGTCAGCTTGCCGGGCCACGCAAGCGCCTGCGCGACGAGGTCCGCAGACGACGCCGCAGCGGCTTTGACAGCGGCGTATTCAGTCGGCAGCAGCGACTGCGATTCGAGCAGGTAACTGTACGTCAGCGTGACCTCGATGCCGCGCATCCAGATGTTGGACGGCTGCTGCGGCCGGTCTTCCAGCATCGGATACGCGATGGCGATCTCGACGCGCGCGGCGCTAGCAGTGCGCAGCGACAGCGTGAGGTCGGCGGTGCCCTGCGCTACGTCGCACGAGAGCAGGCCCGGCGTGATGGCGCGTACGCCCGTGGCGGTGCCTTCCAGCACCTCACGCAGCGCGCGGCGAATGGCGACGTCGGCGACAGCAGCCATTAGCGCAGCCTCCCGTTGACGATGAAGCTACCCACTTGCGCAGCGATGCGATCAAACACGAGTTTCGCGGGGCCTGCGTCGTCGGTGAGTTCGCCCGAGCGCGTGATCGGCATGAATGGCCGCGCTGGGATGTAGCGCGTGCCGAACTGCTGGAATCCCGCGTAAGCGACGTTGCTTGAAAAGTAGATGGTGCGTGCACCAGCGCGCGCGACCGTACGCTTTCGCAGCATTCCAGTGTCGACAAGCGGTGTGCTTGATTTCTTGCGGCGACGCTTGATCGTCTCGTCGGTGAGCGGCTCCCATCCGATGTCAGTCGGCGAC